GGAATCAAATTTGTGATCTCCCTGAGAAATACTGTCCCCCGTACAATCGTAAATATATATGTCATTACAATCCGTACTAACAAAAACAAATTCTTTTTTCATATGAGCAATAATTGCATTCAAAAGAAAGAAATAATCATCTACGCGATTCGGGCCTTCGAGACACTTCAAGTTTTCGTTCTTTGCAGCCCGGTTTGAAAGACATAAAGTTACCTCCCCACCTGGGATTCTTTTCCCGTCGTTTATCCTAAACAAATAGGGATATACAGAAACACGAAGCTCGGCAAACGTCCAAACCCATCGTCCTTCTTTATAAAGAATTTCTGGACGCTGGTCGGTAGGCGGAGAAGTTCTCAAAGAGTCTGGATGAAATGCCATGCCGCTCAGGAAATCAAAATTAGATTTTTCCTGTATCTGATTCAATAAATCAAATGCCATAGGATAATAATAATCGTCCCCGTCAATAACACTCATGTGGGAGAATTCGGAAATCAATGAGTTCCTATAATACTCAAGAACAGAATTCGTTCCCTTGCCCGTATATCCATCGCTCTCGGTTTCGATAACAGAATAATCATCCCCAAACCATTCCTGCACCTTCGTAAAATAGGTTTCATCTGTCGAGTTCACGACGATAATAGGCTCGAAGTCAATACCCTCTTGCTGTTCAATAGACCAAAGACACCTGTCAAGTTGTTCTTTAGTATGGTTATGATATGTCAAAACAAATACGGCAAGACGGTTAATCATTATATTCCAATCTTTTCCTTGTAGGAATCAATCCATTCATTAAGGTCTACTATAGGTTCCCACCCCAATCCTCGGGAGGCGGCACCTTTGTCTGCAATAGAACGATATATTTCTTTCGCAGAAACCACATTAACACTCTTGCCGCCAACCATATCGGCAACATCATTCACAGAAGTTCCAATTCCTGTTCCGATGTTATATATGCCCGCATCAACATTCCCGTTCGTTGCCGCTAGAATATTCGCATTAACCACATCCCCAACATGAACATAGTCCCTAATCTGGTCGCCATTTCCGCGAATGGTCATCATAAGACCTTCCAACCTCTGTTGGGTAAAAACAGAAATCACCGGGCAATAGCTACCCACCGTGGGCTGACGTTCTCCATAGACATTAAAATATCTCAAAGAAATTACATCAAGACCATACGTCTCATTGAACATCTTACAATGCATCTCCCCCATCAACTTCCCATATCCATATGGACTCAAGGGCTTTGGGCGAGAATCAATTTCTGACATTCTATATGTACTTCCGTCGCCATAGACTGCCGAAGATGAACTAAACACAACCCTGCCCACACCAGCCCGACGAGAAATATCAAGAACGTTAAACACTCCATTTACATTTGTTTCATTGTATGCCCAGGGGTCTGTAATTGATTCCAAAACATTTGTCTTGGCAGCAAGGTGATAAACCACATCAGCATCCCGAAACACTTCCTCATGACGCCAGAGCGAATTGCTAACATCCGCATGATGAAACTCGGCATTCTTGTTTCCATATTCCACATGACCCGTTGACATATTGTCCATAACCACAACCGAATGACCATCATCAATCAAACGGTCAACTAAATTGCTTCCAATAAAACCCATTCCGCCTGTTACAATTACTCTCATTTCAAATTCCCTATATCAAAATATAATTAACAACAATTCTCCAATATGGTGTCTTTACCTTTGGGCCCAATCCATTATGCAATTGATTACTCTTAATCAAAATAAAACTCCCAGGAGAATGATTAATCTTCTCGTCATTGCAATAAAACTCCCCGCCCCACGAATCTTCCCAGACAGGGCTTAACATTCCAATTAATGACATTGCCTTCGGATTGTCTATATCTATATGAAATTCTGCATTGGCATTTTCTTGTTTTGCAACCAAATGAATTCTTAATAAATTTTCAGGCAGCCCAAATCCGTACTGATCTTTACATTTATTATCTATGGCGGGCAACAAAGATTCAAAATAATTCAGCCAATGAGAATTAACAACATCATCTCCATTCAATATATTCATACCCGGAAAAGTTCCAGCCGAGACATCTCCCCGATTACTTCCGCGAGACAAATACCAAGAAGGTTCGTTGATTAATTTATTATAGACATCAGTAAGTTCTTCTTTCTCAACAACATCCCTAATCACCCACATTGTGTTAATCCCTAAGACTTTTCAAAAGACTATTCCACTTATTCATACACATATCCATGCTATAAAAATAATTATAATGAACTGTCTGCAAATCCAAAATTCCCTGGGTTGTGTCCGTCCAAAAATTATTCAATGCATGGCAAAGATAATGATAATGTGATGCAGCATGTTCCTCTATTGATGGGTGCCATTGGTACATATAAGAAAAATCTTTACAGGTTTCTGCCAGGGCTGCATAATTAGGCACAACTGCAAGGCAACCGGCGGCCATTGCTTCAATGGCAACAAGACAAGAAGTCTCCCTATAATTGGACGGATAGGAAAGAATATGAGTTTCAGTCAATGCTTTTCGGATTTCATCATTAGAAACCGAACCATGCATGGTTACACTTTTTAGTTCATCGAGCCTCCCATAAAGATCCTGAAACTCGGGCAGGTCATCCTGTTCATCTCTCCCGTAAATCTTAAAACTAGAATACACATCAACCTCAAAATCATTTCTCGAATCTTCCATAAATCGAATAACAGATTCAAGAATATTCAAACCGCGATGTGGAGTCGAAAAATAAATAATTTTTTTCTGATCTGTCTTTGGTTTTTCGTGTAATGGAATTGGTTCAATACAATTCGGAATAACGACAGAATCCTCATACGGGACACCTAGTTTTTGATGAAAATCCCACATGGCCCAATTGGTAGGGAAAACAAATTTAGAATATTGCTTTCTTGATTCGGGGTCTTTTAGGTGTTGCGATTCGGGATCTTCTGGAAGATCTTCCAACCAAAGAATCTTCTTCTTATCATTATCTAAATGGTGGTCACGAACCCTTTGCATAATAATAACAAACTCATCTTTAAGCTCATCATCAAGTCGATCTAGTACCCGATTATAAATTAATTCACTTCCACCTTTTGCATCTCGGTCTTTTGGTGGGGCAATTTTAAGCTCAAACGTATTGTCATCAGACATAATTTTTCTCCAAATCAAAAAACACGAAAGGGGGAGGAAAGAATGAGCCTCTCTGGGCTTACTTAATTCTCTCCCCCCCCGTTACTGTTTATTACCTAAGACTAGGCACGAACGATACCGTACTTGGTGGAACCGTTCTTGGCAGTATCCTTGGTGACTTCCCAGTTACCATAGGCTTCTACCGTGTCCCGAATCGTAGACATCGTGGCACTCATGTTCTTAACCCCAAAGCGGGCAGTAGCCTGCGCTTGGGTGAGGGTACGTCCCTCTGCCAGATAGTCAACGATCTTACGAGTCTTAGAGTTTGTTGCAAATGCCATATTAGTAGTTCTCCATACGTTGGCTTTCAAAAAAGGTACGCAAATACACCAACGATACTCACGCACCATACTAAAACGATTACTCTATACTATATAGGGTAATCTATACCCGGTATATCTCGCCCGGATAATACCAAAAGCCTTGCCGCATTAATGGTAGAGGCTTTCAATTCAAAAACAAATGACTTTCCTTTTACCTTAGAATAAAACTGTGCAATCTTCTGGGGCTTGAACCCGCCAAGGTCCGTCTGCTTTCCGCCCTTCTCTATCAGAGAAATCTTGTCTTTTGTCTCTGGGCCCGAAAACACAATTGCAAATTGTTTATATTCATCCATTAACTTGGTCGCCAAGTCATAACCAATGCCGGGAATAAAAATAGAAGGCTCCTTGACTGACTGTACATTTCCATCATCATCTTCTTCCTGCCCATGACCAACCAACTTGAAAAAGCCGAGATCAGCCGAACGTATCTGCTGCTGGAGTCTCTTGAAATCAGACTTGTTTTTTGACGGCTTGTTCTCATCCCGATAGGAAGTAAGAATTGCCCAAGAAGCTAGCTTCTCCTTCTTGATATGCTGATATACCCGCCCCAAAGAAACTTCATTTAGTTCATCTCTGGTCTTGGCATTAATCACATGATCCCAAGTGATTTCTTCATCATGAATAGACTCTTTAAATGTCCTCATGACACTACTCCTTTTCAATAAAATTATTTAATTTCTCTTTATTTAATTTATCAATTACTGCCGCAATTACAAATACTGCCACGGGATTATCTTTTCCTAATTGCTTTTTAATATCTTTAAGTAATTCCCTTATACTATTATATAGGTCGCTCTCCATCTGCTCCCCCGGCTCTATGTACAATTCTCTGTTTCAGGCCATAGTATAATCACCAAACCCTCAATGTCAACCCGGCAGCTCATTTTTTTCCCGATTTCCCATTATTAAATAACCCGTACTTTAAAATATAATAGGCATCCACTATATCATTTACTGGATTTATTACATTTGAAGACCTTGGGGTCAAAGATTCTCGCAGACCCGCTTTTGGATTTTCTTCACAAAATTTCTCGTACATATTTTCCTTGGATGCCCGTCCCGAACCTGTCGCAAATTTCTTGATTGTGGTGGGTGCCAGTATTTCAATATCTATATTTAAATCCCATAAATTATATTTCAAAACTGCCGTATTCTCTGCAATGTTAAATACCTTGCCGGTGGACCCAAAAGAGTACCCTTCTAAAAATACTTTTGTAACGCCTTGGCTGTCCAATATAGAGGTCGCCCAATCGCTAATATCGTCATATCTATCCATATCACACTTAAATGGTTTATGATTTTCCCCATTGACATTCCCCTCTTTGTATTGTTCAAACCTTGCCAGATTAGACCGAAAATATGCTCCAACATTGTCAAAGCAATACCTACCCTTTTCTGTATCAAAGACACACAGGGCAGGGGATGTCATAGAATAATCTATTCCGGCAATTACACTCAATCGACCTCTCCCCGGTCATACTCGACATTATACTCTCCGCAGAACGGACAATACCTTGCCTGCTCCAGAAATCCTTCTGGATTGACAAAAACAGAATACTCCATTTCGCATTCCGCGCATCTAATGGTGAGTTCTATAATTTCAGTTTTGTCAAGATCAGCAGGTGTTGTCATTTCTATAATATCTCGCAGGCCCCGCTTGTACACGCAAGCGTCTGGGATGCCGTGGTCTGGTCGGACTCTTCATAGGCACCCAGGTTTGTCCAGTCCAAATCGGTCGGCATCTTTGAGTTAAGTTCATTGTATTCCTTCTTCGTTATTTCCATGAATGGTGCCTGCTTGTATATATGGTCCGCAAAGGGAAGAAAAGAAATACCCCCAACCTCATCGAAATGTTTATAGACCCATGCACCAACTTCAATCCATTCATGCTCTTTTACTGAAATTGTGACCGATGGATTATGCTCACACCAATGCCTTCGGTATGTCAACCACATTTCTAATTGTTGAATTGCCGTCTGGTCTTGTGTAAACACAGAATCCTTTGGTGCCGCAACAGGAAAAGAGAAGACATGATTATGATCTGGGGAAATAATATCATCCTCTACAGGAACCCCATAGTCAATCATAAATTGACTCACCGGGTCTTTCTTGTCGGCACGGACTGTCCGCACATAATACGGAGCATAACGTGAATGAATACCACTTGCCGAGTCCACCAGAACCGAAACGGTGCCCGATGGCTTGACGGTGGTGATTGCCGTGGACTGTGGGATTCCCAACTTTGCTGCCCATTCTTTGTTTGTGTCAATGGTAATCTGCTTCAGAATATCCAGGTTTACATCCAAGCCCTTCACCTTTCCGTTTGTAATTCTATTGTCCTGAATCCCTGTCAGACTGACTCCGAGCAATCGTTCCTCTTCGGCATTCTTTGTCCATGCAGAAGAAAGATATTTAAACTTGGTCAACGTTGACTGCAACGTTCCGATGATAGTCGCCACCCGAACCTTCCGCTCAAGGTCTGCCATCGTGTCTGTTGAACGGCACACCACTTCCGACAAATTACAAAGTCCTTTTGGTCTGAGAATAATTTCTCCACATGGATTAACTCCAAACTCATGCTCGGCATCTCTTCGTTCGTTTTCAAGAACCTTTTTCTTTAATGCCGCACGATTGACAATCCCACGCTCTCCACTCTTACTCTTATATAGGGAAAGCCATTCTGCCATGAAAATCCCAATGTCAGGAGTTTCCTTGTAGACTGCCGAATTGTTTGAAAATGACCGATGCTTCTCTGTTGTAAACCATTGCCCGACCTTTGCATATCGCATTCGTTCGTCTGTCAGGTCAGAAAGAGAAATTAATGCGGCACGACGAACTCCACCGACAACCACACAGGATGCCACCCAACACATGAGGTCATGACATTCCAGAGAATTCAATCGTCTTCCAGCCGCAGCCTTGAAGGCATTAATAAATGCAGCAAATGTTTCCAATAGCGGCTCTGGGCCAGATGCCCTTCCTCCAAATACCTTCAACGGGGAACCCGCAGGACGAACATGGGAAGTGTCAATATTAGGAA